GTTTCCCAGTCACGATCAAATAGCCCGCGGTGCTCATCTGTTTGTCGTGTGTTGTACGTTACGACACAATTGTTTTTGAGTGTATGTGTTCGTTTATGCAAGATTAAGTTAGCCATTTGCGTGAATGTGCGTTTCACTTGTTTACGTTGTGAAGAGTTTTGTTTATTTCTTATTATTTTGCAAGTTTTTGCCTCGCTGTTTGCCGTGGCGAGCACCCTGTAATACACGATGACAGTAAGGTGTTGGTTGAGCTTCCTATTCCTAAACTTGGACTAGTTGGGGGCAATACACTAATTTCCTCTGAAGTTGTGTTAAGAAAGGTGGCTCTGTTTGACAACCAGAGTCAATCGGCTTGAGTTTATTCTCAGTCAAGCTTGCAGTTTTGTACATGTTGTTTTGAGTGGAAAAATTTTTGAGTCCCATAGCTGTGGATTAACTCAATTAGTTTCTGCTTTTGATGACAATGGCTTTTCTGTGGGCGTAAGTGAAACTATTACGACTGGGTAGCGCTGGAATTCCGCGTAGCTCGTCCTTGTTGACCGTCCGTGGCGGCGGGTCGCGTAGTTTTGCTGACAATTAAAACTTTCAAAATATGGATTTATCACAAAAAGCAACCCAATCGGCGGCATTAATGCCAGAACAGTGTTACCAGAGACAGTCAGGTCCTACAGCCTTTGTTATGAGCAACACACCTGGGCAGAGAGCCGGTTTTAGAGAGAGTAGCAATGCTATTTCTGCTAAGACCGTAGGCTTTGCTGAAATTGACTTGCCTTTTCTGCTGGGTAGACCCCACCAGATTAAGACAACTCAATGGACCACAACACAGGAGGTAGGCACTGATTTGTTTACTATTACATCTGATGACATGAGAAAGGTTTCTACTTTGGATTCAATCATGGCATTCCAGTATTTGTACAGATGGGATCCAATAATAGAAGTGACAATTTCAACTTCTGCTACGGCAGTTGGGGCGTTGTTAGTCTATTGGAAGCCTTTTGATGTTGATACCACAGAGAAAGATGCCAAGTTTGAGACAGACAATTTGTTGATGTTTCCCCATGAGATTTTGCAGCCTTACAAACAAGCCTCTGTTAATGTTAGAGGTTATTTTCAGAAGGCACAGAGATTTCAAAGTTTTGATTTGGGAAACATTGGACAGTTTGTGGTTACTGTTTTTAACAAACTTGGAGGGGCTAGTGCAACACCAGCTTCTAATGTTATTTCTGTTACTGCTTATGTTAATTTTGAAAACATTTCTACCAGAGTTCCTAAGGCCAAACCAAAACCGCCGAGTCCCCCTCCTGGAGTTGAGTCTATGTCTGAAGTTGAGAGACTGAAGATGTATGAGCGGCTCAAGAGTGAGTTTGAGAAGGACTTGGTTGTTAGGAAAGGAGACTTGGATGCTGATGCTAGTGCATCAGATTCTGTTGAGCAAGTGATTGCACAACCAGTGGTGTTTTCAGCCATTGATACTGTTGCGGAGAAAGCTACAGAGCATGCCCAGGCACCTACGCATGGGTCTGTTGGTGGCCATTCTACACAGTACAGGGGATTTTTGACAACTAGTTGTGACAACATGAAGCTTTCTTTACAGAGGTTTGGAGAGCTTTGTGTGATACCAGCTGTTGGCAACAAGTTCCCACCAAACTTGGCTGGAGAGTTGATCTTTGAAATGACTTTAGATGACATGGTCCGGTGTTTTCAGCCTGCTTTGTTCTACTACTGCTATTCAGGTGGTGTTAGATTGAAGTGGGTTACCACTGGAAGCGTGTCTCAGAGTGCCATTTTGAGGGTTGTTACTTTGGGCAGTGTTCAATGTTTCAATGTTTGGTCAAACCCAGAAGTGACAATTGGTATACCCTATTATTCCATTTTTTCTGCCAAGTACTTGTGGTCGAAAGACTACACAGCCCTTGGAGACAAAGAACAGTTTGTTCAGATTTATTTGTCTGGTTCTGTTACTGCATCATTCACCATGCTTTTGTGCCTTGCTACAGCAGATGATTTTGTGTTACAGCATCCAATGCCTCATTCAAACAGGTTGGCCAGGTGGAGCAAGAAGCCCGTTATTTATAAGGGCCAGCCTCAAGTGTCTGAGTTTGAAAGAAAGGGCATTGTTGATGATGTTGAGAAAGCAGTTGGTACTGTTGGCGAAGTTGTCGGTGGAGTCGCCCAAGCAATTGGGGGAGCCATCGGCGTAGTTGACACAGTTGCCGGCTTTGTTGCAGATGCTGGAAAAGTTTTGGGATTGTTTGACAAACCAGATGCTCCCTCAGTAAATGAGTGGAGTGTTGTTGATCACGCAGTTCCTGTTGTTAGGATGCAGTATAGTTCTACTGATTATGTTGCTGCAGACCTGACAGTGAGTTGTGACAAGAGAGGAGTTTCCATGATGCAAATTTCAAAGTTGCTTGAGATTCCACTGCGCATTAAAACTGTTCAGTGGACATCGGCAGATGTACATGGAAAGTCTCTTACAAGCCATTTGGCTCGTCCGCTTACTTGGGGCCTGTGGGACATGATTAAAGATTGGTGTCCTATGCTGTGGAGAGGCACTTGCAAGTTTAGGTTTGAGTTTGTTAAAAATGTTTTTCACAAAGGTGTGGTTGTTGCCATTATGTCCAGAGAAGAAGGTCCAATTACTGACAATTACACTGATTACCAAAATTTGGTTTTTGACATTTCAAATGGAGACAGTTTTGAGTTTGTTATTCCTTATATTGGACTGACTGATTACATGTCTACGGACAGACTTTCAGGTTCGGTTGAGCTCATTGTTATAAATGCCTTAGTAGCTCAGTCGACCACAACTGAAATTGACATTAATGTTTATTTTTCCATGGAGGATGTAGAACTGAGAATTCCACCTCTTGCTTCAGACTACCTGGCTCGTGTGACAGACACAGCCAGTTTGCCTGGACCATTTTTTGTTCCTGAGGTAAAGAAGAAACTGACAGTTGATCTTGGTATCAAGAAAAGAACACCGGTGAAGTTGCCTTCTGGGAAACCTGGAGACAAGTCGCCGGCTATAGTGCCTGGTGGTCAACCATTTACAGATGAACTTGGTGAAGATGAGGTGTTTGAGCGTAAGGGTAGTTTTGAGGACCTTACTAAGAAAGCATTTCTTGTCATCAATTGTGAGAAAAACTCTACTAGACATTCTGAATCTGACCATGATTTTCTGACCAGTTGCTGTATGAGAAACATGGTTGATGGTGATTTGCCAGAGCCCATTGTTGATCTCAGACAGAGTAAAGGTTTGATTGTTTGTGCAAAGCAGCAAGACCATTATGAAATCCACTTTCATTCAGTTCACACTTGTGGCAGATATAAAGCTCCTTTGACATTTACACCAGAAATGATAGAAGTTTCAGTCAGAGAGTTGATAAAACATGAGTGGAAAATACCTTTGGTTAGGGTTCCAGTACAGAAGAGACCTAGTCGAGTGGATGTTCCTATGAGATTTTACAGAGATGGTCCCAAGCGGTATGTTGTGATCAAGAAAGATGGACAGCTTGTCCGTGCTTTGGTTGCTCCAAACAACTGCTGGGATGTTATACATTCTGTTTTGACTCAGGATTTTCCATTTGAGAGGAAAGGAGCCCTCGCTACAAAGATGGGAGAAGGAATTGGCACAGGAGTGTCTCGCGTTGTTTCCAACAAAGGCATTCATGCTAAATTGGAGAGCGTTAGACAGTCTGTTGTTAGTTCTATGGATTCTTGTGACCAGGAGGTGCTTGGCACTCTCCTGGCTGCTGCTTCGTTGAAAGTGCCTGCTTATTTGTTTCAAGCTGCTTCTGTTAGTGATTGTAAGTCTGTTGTTTCATTGATTTTACACCTGCTTGGTGATGCTGTTGTTGCACTGAGGGGGTACAAGATGATTGTTAAGTTGATTGAAGGTTTGTGTGACAAGATTCATTCTATAGTTTCTATTTTGGTTGATCCAACTCCAAAAGGGTCAAATGATGAAGAGGACCGTTCGCTTTGGAAGATTGTGAAGAAAGTTGTTACTCCTATTGTTGGTAAGGCATGGGCAACATTTGCCAGTTTTGCACAACACATGAAGCCATTTTCTTTGCTGGGTGGTGCTGCAAGAGGCATCACAGCAATTATTGACTTTTTCAAAGGTTTGTTAAACTGGTTTGGCTTGTGCTTTACCGCTAAGAGGAAACATCTTGAGGCAACAAAAAAGTGGATGGAAGACAATGCTGAAGCTATTGACAAGGACTTGAGGCAAATGAAGTCCTTCATTATAACTGGAAATTTGCATGCGGTTGCTACTGACCCACCTGCTTTTGCCAAGTTGAAGGCACTTGCTGCCAGAGCACTTGAATACAAGGAGAGACTAGGTGGCATTTGGTCTGAACCAAATGCTAGACCAAATTGTGCCACAATTGATTCTTTCTTGAAGAAGGTGCTTCAGTTGCCGAATGACCCTCTTGGTGCATGTGGATTTGAACCTGTTTTTGTGTTGTTAGAAGGTGAGCCTGGTCTTGGAAAATCTATATTTTCTAAGAAGCTGGCCGCCATGTTTGCAACTGTGCTAACAGGTGATCCAAATGCTGTTTACCGTGTTGATGTTGCTGCTGATTATTGGACTGGATGTGCTGATCAACAAGTTTACCTGATTGATGATTTGTTTCAGGATGCAAAAGGTGAGGGAGTTTCCAGACTTACTCAGTTGATATCTACAGTTGGGTGTAGTGTGCCCAAGGCAGATATCGAGGGGAAGTTTGGCATGTCACAAGCTAGAGTTGTGATAGGCTCCTCGAACTCAGCTCGTCCTACTGTTGGTGCCTTAACTTGTCCAGAGGCTCTGGTCCGGAGGTACAAGGAGACCCATTTTACCATCAACAAGAAGAAAGAATGGACTCGTGTGCTTCATAGGGAGTCCGGAACGCCTGATTATTCTGATGTTATGTCTGAGGAAGATATTGCAGACTTTTTGCAGAGGCACTTTGCAGAAAAATGGGAGCGACACTTGGAGTTGTTGACCCTTCCGTCTCTTCACGTAAACTCTCGGTTGAGTGAATTGATGGCTTCTGAGAGAGAGCATGCAATAAGGATGCACAGAGAGCAAGTTGGAACAGCCATAATTGAGGATGATGACAGTTCAAGCACAAGTTCTTTGTCCTGGGACAGTGAGGCGGAAGATCCTGACAAGGTTGTCCGCAAAGGTAAGGTGAAGCCGCTTTTTGGTGATAAGCCAGAAGAGTGGAGTTCATTTTACAAGGAACTATGTCGCATTGAGGATGATGGATTGCTGGATTATCTGGAAAAGTTTTATCCCTTGGAGCGTGGTGCTACTGAGACTTTGTGGGGTTTGAGGCTTCGTGCTTTGAATGTTCCCTACAGTGTTGAAATGGTCCGCGTTGCAGGTAGTGAGACTTTGGTGTTTGCTGGTCTGGGTTCTGATTTCAATGGCTGGAAGTTGTCTGCTGATATGAACGACAAAAGGAACAGGTTCTGCGTGGCTGTGGCTTATTGGGCCATCAGAGACGTGGAGTCTGTTGCAGAGCAGCTTAGGAAAAATTCACACAAGACTATTTCTTCCAGGGTGTTGGAATGGATTGATTCCATTAGCTACACTTTGGCAATGGTGTCAAGTGCTGCTACGTGCCTTTGTGCTCTGGGTTTGATTACAGCTTCTATAGTTGCAGTCTATTATGGCTCTAGAGATCCGGAGAGACATGGCGCATATGACACTAGGCCTTATGGTAGAGAACAGTCTAAGGTTGTTAGACCTATGACTAGGAAAGGTAGACTTGAGACAAGACCATACATTGAGAAATCCATTTTGGGTTGGACTTGTACCAATTCAAGAAATCAGAGGATTAATGTGCATTGTCTGTCTGTAGGTCAGGGTTATGTCTTGGTTAATTCCCATGGCATAATCATTGGCATGCAGCACAGTATAACGTACATGGAGGGAGATTATAAGAGAGTTGTCCCTGTTCATGTCTCTGAGAAGACTGTTGTTGAGTTTACTTGTGGAGAAGAGAGTGTTTTGGACCTTAGCTTGGTTTGGATTGGTAGTACAATCCCGCTGAGAAAGGGTATTCTGAATTACTTTGTCTCTCAGGCTCAGGTTGAGTCTTTGACAGAGGTTGATGCAGTGGCAATGTTTGAAAGAGGAAACAAGTTTGTTGATTTGCATGGACGTGTGACGTGGACTGACAGACAGAGGATTTCCAGGACATCTCTGGGAGAGGAGATTTACCAGAGGTGTTATGTAGGTCCTATCCATTTGGAAGATGGTGACTGTGGCAGTCCGCTGATAGTGAACGGTGGTGCAAACGACGGGAAGATCCTTGGGATAGCTTCTGCTGGAAGCGTGACTAAGGGTGTTTTTCTGCCGGTTACAAAAGAGGCAATAAAGGAGGCTATGTCCGTTTTGGCTGAGAGTGTTGGTGACACACTCTTGCCGTTGGAAGATAGTGCGTTGATAGAGAGGTGTGGTAGGATAGCTAGCTCAGAATGTGTCAAGACTGACATTTTTCGATCTGAGCGAGGCTCGCCTAGCATACCTTTGATCAATCCGCAGTTCCTGCCTCTGTATTATTGCACTGCTGATGAGTGTAGTTCTGTGGCAATGAAAACAAAACTTGTTTCAGTGATGAAGTGGCCTTGTGATGACTTTGAATTGGATGTTCCAAAGAAAGGTATTTCAATTACCTCGATGTGTAATAGTCCTGAAAAGATCTATTTTGCTGATGGTAGGAGAGGAGATGGACAGATCTTCTCCAATCAGGTGTCAAATGCTGATTTTGATAGTTTAAGGTTGGAGATGGCTGTTGAAGCTACTATCCGTACGTACCGTCAGTTCATTGGTCCGTGTAAGGTTTATACCATGTCTGAGGTGTTGAACAGAATAGACAAAGTGGATGTTGAGTTTGATATAGCCCTTACGTCAAATCCTGTGAACTCTGCTAGTGCGTCTGGACACACGCTCGACTACAAGTATGGCAAGCAGTCCAGAGGCAAGTGGCTGGTTACAGATGAAAATGATGTGAGGAGGCTTGGTCCTGAAATTGAAAAAGAAGTTTTTGATTTGGAGCAGAGTCTCAGGTCAGGAAAGTTCCCAAAACACATTGTGGAGATGCATTACAAGGATGAGTTGCGACCGTTGAAGAAGGTTGATGCTGGAAAGTGTAGAATCTTCTTTGTTGCTGACTTCGCAGTTTGGATCCTCCAAAAGAAATACTTTGGTGACTTTGTTACCAGATTTCGTGGAGGTCACGGCCTTCTTGGCAAGCATGCCATAGGTTGTGACCCTGTTAAATTCTGGGACAGTTGGGCCAAGGTTTTCAATGAAAGACCCATTTTGTGTGGGGATGTTTCAGGTTGGGATTCGTCTGTGAATGGCTGGCACATTGAGCTTCTTCGTCGTGTGATTGAACATTTTTATCCTGGTGCTAGTGAGGAAGACAAGCTTGTTAGAAAGTTGCTTTTGGATGCTATTGCTTGGACTCAGTGTGTTATTGGTGATGCTAATTTCATGGTGGAAGGTCTTAAGAGTGGTTTATTTGCCACTAGTGAGTTTAACACTGTGTTACACAACATTACCACTAACTACTGTCTGTATGACTTGATGCCTATGGATGACATTGTTGGTTGGCCTTTTCTGGAGTATGGAGATGATAGCATCATTTCATTGCCTGACAACACACCAGCTTGTTTGGACGCCTTTGTAAAAGGGTATGCCGACATGGGGTTTAAGTTGACGGGCCAAGATAAGGGAGCTGTCAAGTCTGTGGAGCTTAGAGATGCTGTGTTTCTTAAAAGAGGCTTTTATGAGCTTTCTTGGACAGATTACAAATTTTATGTTCCTAGGATGGACAGGTCAACCATTAGGTCCTTGATAGACTTCAAGAGAAAGGGAGTTGAGTTCATTGAAAATGTTCGTAACGCACTTGTTTTTGCCAGACAGGGCTGGGACAGTGACATGTTTGCATGGGTGAACTGTATGGCCCACAAGCATTTTGGTATAAAGCCTAAAAGCTGGGATGAGGTTGGAACTTGGTACGAGCCCCACAGGGATGAGGTTCGAGTGCCAAGTAACACTCTTTGGATTCCGAACATGGCTACGTGGAGAGCTTTCAAGTGCAGACCTAGAGATTTCGTCCAGTTGCGTCTGGCTCATCATTATTTGGTGCCCATTGACGTGATGGACATTTGCAGTCTGCTTGAATTTGGCCATTTTATGGCTGCCATTGAGCTGTGCTCTGAAACTGGATTGGAGTTCCCAGTTTTTACCATCATGAGAAACCAACTAGCTGAAGTTGGTATTGTGCTTGTGTCTGACTATGGTCGCTTGTGTGCTATGTGGTGGTTTTACTGTTATTATTTTGAGGATCCTAGGTGGTTTTTGTATGTAAAGGAGAGACCTAGGAAACTTGATGAAGAAGACTTGCTCCGGCAGGAGAACATTTTGGCGAAATTTCCAACTTGTTTTCGTACTGAGGGCAGTCTTAGAGTGCGTTTGGAAAAATTAGAAGAGCAGTTTCCATGCTATGATGCCATTGTATGGGTGGCTATCTGGCATATCTTGATGAGCTTTGATCCGGATTGGGATGGGTCTTTGATTGATGTCATTGGGTACTTTGAAACTTATGGACTCGAACCTGAGTTCCATAAGGAGATGAGTGCTGACAGGATCATGGACATACACCAGTACAATCCAGTCAGATTGCCTTATCAAGAGGCTGTTCTGGGTGAAGTGGAGGATCCGTGGGACCACCACCGAATGAAAGGTTGGATGGGTCTTCGGGCACATGATTCTACTCACCCTGTTCGCATTCCGAAGGGTATGGAGTTTACCTCCCGGGCAGAATGTGTGGCTAGGAGATATGGAGGAGAACTTCCAAAAATACAGTATTTTTGAGTTGTTGTTTGCCATTTTCTATGCCAATATAAAATTATCGAACACTGTTAACTGGAGCTTACTCTGAAAGGGGTCAGTATTGACGTGTTGTGGTCAAATATACGCTAACCTGCGGAAACAATGGTATGCTGTGCTGCACACACGGTCAGTGGTTCGTTTAATAATAATAATAATACGCGTTATATTAGTATTTCGCGTTATATATGTGATTACACTGTTAACTGGAGCTTACTCTGAAAGGGGTCAGTATTGACGTGTTATGGTCATTACGCTAACCTGCGGAAACAATGGTATGCTGTGCTGTACACACGGTCAGTGTTAAATCACTTTGTAGAATACTTGCTTTGGCATGTATTCAAAATTTAACATGGTAGTTGTAGAAAAATTTCTGTTTATTTGCAATTTTAACGTCATTTAGTGTGTTGAGGGTGATGTGATGTTACTATGTTCATTTCAGCATAATATGTCATTTATTTATGAACAATAACTATAAAATGTTTATGTAATATTGATTGCGCCGAGAAGCTTGTTTTAACATGATTGATAAGGGTAATTAATATGTAAAGAGAATTGTTTATTGCGCCGAGAATCATGAAATTCATGTGTGATAAGGGTAATGAATGCCGACCGATCGTGACTGGGAAAC